ATCAACAATTGGTAAATTTGAAAACAGGGGTTACGATTGTTTTGAAATACGTCAGAATGCATTAGGGCTATACCCTGGGACGAAGTTCTTAAAAGAGTCAATTCTTAGTGAACACTTTTTCTTTGAAAAGAACTATTTACTTAGAGTTAATTTGTTGAACGCTCGCGTTATAACAAATACAAATATGATGTTCTTTTTGAACAAAAAACAATCTGATGGAAAGATTGATGCTGCTGCCGCAATCGTTGATGCTGCCTCATTATGGAGACAAGAACTCGATGATGACTCTTATGACGGCGCTGGAATATACGTAATTTAAGAAAGGAGGTACGATGGCAAGTTTTTCTGATTTATTTAATTGGTTTCAAAGCCCAGATGACAATAAACCTAAGAATGGAAGAGATGCATTAGTAAATCAAAGTATGCCTGTAACAAACACAGCTGTTGAAACTTTTGCACCTAATCCGACTACTTTAACTGAAAAGCAAATAATGGGTATACCTGCTGTAAGTGCAGGTGTTGATATGATTTCTGATTCTATTGCTAAATTACCAATAGAGTTGTACCAAAAAACTGATAACGTAAATGGACGCGAACAAGTTACAGATGATTATCGTTTAGATTTGATTAATAAGCGACCAAATAATTCAATGACTGGATATGATTTGAAACGTAAGGTTGCAAAAGATGTTGTATTATATGGTTCATCTAAGTCATACATAGAATATGTAGATGAAAATTCTAATACAATTAATGCTATTTATCCGCTTGATATGAGCAAACTAACTATTGAGGTGAAAACTATTAATGGATATTCATTTAGTGGTTTAAATTATCTTGATAGCAATGCTGGTCGTTCTGTGTTTTATGATGAACTATTATTAAGTGTTTTAAAGGACACTAATAATGGTATCACAGGAAAAGGTCTCATTAATTCTCATTATGACATTCTACAATTAGCAATTGCTCAATCAGAATATGAAAAAAATTTAATGAATAATGGTGCCACTCCTACATCCGTGTTGGAAACTGCCGCAAAAGTTTCTAATGATGTTATGACCCGTGTTAGAAATTCATGGCGTTCATTGTACTCAGGACCAAAAAATGCTGGTAAAACAGTTATTCTTGAACAAGGGCTAAGTTATAAACCTATATCTTATGGTCCTGATAAATTACAACTGACTGAGGGTAAGAAAAGTGTTATTTCTGATATTGCTCGAATATTAAACATTCCTGAATCAATGATTAATGCTGCTGCTAACAAGTATGATTCAACAGAACAAAATAACCTTTGGTTTTTGCAATCTACTTTGATGCCTCTATTAGTTTCGTTTCAAGATGCAATGAATAATTCTCTCTTGACAGAGGATGAAAAACTACAGGGTTATGAATTTCAGTTTAACACCACTGATATTTCTCAAATTACAACTGAACAAAAGTCTGATTTGATTATCAAACAGTTTGGCGCAGGTGTTATTGATAATGTTAAAGCTGCTGTTTCACTTGGCTTTAAAGTTGAGAAAGATGAAGTACCTTATTATAAGGTAACCACAGGAACTGCTATGTATACTCCAAGTAATGGACAATTAGCAAACCCTAACACAGGTACAATTATGAATGTTCAAGATGGTAGTATTATTGTTGATGGTCGCAATATTAAAGGCCAAGACAATGAACAACCTGATAAAGTAAATGTAAAAAATGACAAAGTAACAAACAAAACTGAAGGAGGTACTGATGGAAATTGAGTTAAGAGCTCTTCCATTTGATGTCTCGGCAAATTCCAATGGTGATAAGCTTATCGTATCAGGTATTGTTAATCGCTTAGGAAGTATCTCTGAAATTTTAACCAACCAAAAAACTGGTCGTAAATTTCGAGAAACTATTGAGCCTGGCGTTTTTGATAGAGCATTAGGTAATGCTTCTCGTGTTGACTTTTTGTCAATGCATGATAAGAACCAAGTATTATCAACAACAGATAATGGTTCTTTGGAGTTACGAGAAACACCTCAAGGTCTGCAAATGGATGCAAACATTTCGACTACTTCTTGGGGTAAAGACACTTATCAATTAATTAGTGATGGTATTATTAAAGGCATGTCTTTTGGTATGCAAGTTTTAAAGCAGTCTTGGAGTATGGGAGATGACAACATTCCTCTTCGAACAATTAAAGATATTAATTTATTTGAAGTGAGTGCTGTTCGCTCACCTGCTTATAAAAGTTCTGCTATTGAAGCACGTGATACTGATAACATTATTGATGTTGATATTCCAAGCGACATTGAGGAAAGGGAAATCATGGAAGCAAAAGACAAGAAACAAACTGATTCAACTGAAGAAGAAAAGAAGAATACTTCTACAAAAGAACAATCAACTGATAAAAAAGACGAAGCCTCAAATGACAAGTCAAAAACAGATGATAAAGAAGATACTTCTAAGGATACTTCTAAGGATACTTCTAAGGATACTTCTGATAATAACGATGATAAGAAAGATGAAAAGCCTACTTCTAAAAAGAAGGAAGCCCGTGATGATGCAACGGATGATGAAACTCGTTCGATTGTTGAATCATTACGTAATCAAGTTGAAGCACTTTCAACTGAGATTAAAGAATTCCGTTCATTTAAAAAATCAATTGAAGAAGAAAAGCGCTCTAAAGAACAAGCCGAAATTAAGGATGAAGAAAAGCGTGATCTTCAAACAAAAGAATTTGAAGCTTACTTTAAAAATCGTGTAATCTAATTATAACCCACAAAAGGAAGGTATATTAAAAATGGATTTAAAAGCATTGCGTGAACAACGTATTAATCTTATCAAAGAAGGTCAAGAACTTTTTGGTAAGGCAGAAGAAGAAACGCGTTCACTTGACGAAGCCGAAGTTGCTAAGTTGACTGAAATTCGCGAAAAGGTTGATGGTATCGAAGATACTATTAATAAGGAAAAGGAATTCCGTGCTGCAACTGAAACGGTAACGGAAGAAGAGGAGACACGTGATTTGGCAACAGAAGATGCTGTATTAGAACAACGTGCATTGGACTCATGGTTGCGTGGAAACACAGCTGAATACCGTGATATCACTGCAGGTATGACTGCTGGTAACCAAGCTGAAAACACAGCTGGTAACGGTGGTATTACAATTCCAACTTCAGTGTTCAATCAAATTATCGAGAAGCTTGGTCAAGAAGCTCCCGTATTTGCATTGTCACAACAATTCCCATCAGCTTCAGGTCGCTTGAAGATTGCTCGTGAAACTTCAGCATCTGATGATGAAGGATTTATTGGTGAAGCTGTTAATGCTCCTGCATTGACTTCAACACTTCGTTCAATTATTTTGGACCAAAAGCGTGTTGCTGCTTCATTCCAGTTAACTAATGAATTGATTACTGACGCCGCATTCGGTGTTGTTGATTATGCAACTAGTCGTGTATCACGTGCCGTAGCTCGTACAATCAATCGTAACATTTTGGTTGGCGCTAAGTCTGGTGAAACAGAATCATTCCGTCCAGTTGTTGGAGCTGAAGGCGTTCAAGTGTTATCATTCGATAAGGCTATTACTGTTGAAAACTTAATTGATATGTATTCTGCGTTGCACCAAGCATATCAAACAGGTGCTGTTTGGGTTATGGCTAAATCAGTATTCAACACAATTGCTAAGTTGAAGGATGGCGATGGACGTTACCTTATCTTCCAAGGTATCGTTGATGGTAAGCCTTTCTATACATTGTTCGGTGCAACTGTTTACATCGATGACGTTATGGAAAATGCTGCTAATGGTCAAAAGATTATCTTTGGTAACTTCGGCGTAGGTTATGCCGTAATGGTTAAGCAAGGTATGAATTTGACTCATGTTACTCAAGATACTGTTCAAGCTATGGCTGGTGGACATTTGGTTGTTCTTGATGCATATCTTGACGGTGCTGTTAAGAACCCTGACGGATTTATCGTTGGTAAGTTGGCGAGTAACTAACACAGAGAATACTCCTGTGACTGGAGTGACAGCTTCACAGAAGACAGCAACTCTTAAGTTAGGAAATACATTGCAGTTATCTGCAACGGTAGCTCCTGACAATGCTACAGATAAGAGTGTAACTTGGTCTTCTTCGGATGCCACTATCGCCACAGTTGACGCAAATGGTTTGGTAACCCCTGTTAAGGAAGGTTCAGTAACTGTTAGCGTTCACGCAGGCAATGGAGCATTCAATGCAGATGTAGCCGTAACGGTTGTACCTGCATCTTAATTAAAAAATCTAGTTTGGTAACTTTAAAGAGGTTCAATTCCTCTTTAGATTATAATACTATCATGTATGAGAGGAGGTAAAATATGGCAGTAGTTATTGGTGATATTATGGACGTTTTAAATGCTGAAGATTTTGAACAACCTATGATTGAGAAAGTTCTTATGCCTCAAGCAGAAGCTTATATTAAGAAATTTCTAAATAGAAACTACGATGATTTAGACGACAGTGAAAAATTAGTCTATGATAGAATCATGATTATGATTGTTGCTGATTGGTATTCTCATCCTGATGGTGGCGGTCGTAATTCAGGTTCAACTAAATATACTGGTATTAATATGGTAATTGATTCTATTCGTATACCAGGTTTTGAAGAACTGGACCATGACGGGGGTGTACAAGATGGCGCTATATAGTAAGGGTTTAAATAGTTTTAGATATAAAGCCATTTTTAAACTTCCAAAAATGAAGAAATTAGCTAATGGAGACGTAAAATCAGTTCTTGAACCGTCATTTACGCGTCACGCTGCAATTCATACCGCGTTAACAAAATATATTCAAACCATAGATGGTTTTAATCGTACTTCTGATATTTTCATTGCTATTCGTTCTGTTAGGAATGATATAATTTCAGTTGGTATGGACTATTCTGTATATACAGTTGAGTTTAAAGGTGTCGATTATGTTATTTATAAATTGGACCCTGATAGTAAAGCTGATTTACAAGGCTTTCATATTTTAACTTTACGGAGGAAAGATTATGCAAATTGATTTCTCTGAAAAAGGTATGGATGAACTCTTTAGAAAGATTGACAAATTAAATTTTTCACGCGTTGAAAAAGCAAATATTGTTGAAGCTGGCGCTAGAGTTGCCGAAAAGAAAATACGTCGAGCTGCTGTAGGCGTTGAAAATAGAGAATTAAATAATATCATTATGGATTTTAAAAAATCTCATGGTGGTCGTTATGTTATGCCTGGTCATTTATATAATGGTGTTACCCATCAGTATAATGAAACAGCGGCCGGCGGTACTCATGTTGGTTTTAAAAATGGATATGTTACATTGGCTCACTGGGTTGATGGCGGTACATTCCGACAACCTGCTACTTTTTTCTTTACTCATGCAGCTCAAGAGTTAGAAAAAGATGAAGAAATTAGAAAAGCTGAAGCTATCATTGCTGCAGATATTTTTGAACGTAAAACTGCATTAATGGGAGGTTCACAATGATTTCTATAGATGTTAGAACTACATTAGTTAATGATGTGAATGTTCCAGAGTCAAAAGAAGAAAATACATTTTCATATCGTATTCCTGGTTTATCAAAAGATTCAGGAGTAGATTTTTTAATTGTTGCTGAAGATATTAGTGACAGTCCATCTCAATTTGGTTCAGATGATTTTTTTGCATTTGAACAACAGGTAAATTTAAAGGTTATGTTTCCTGTAGATTATGAAGGCGATTATGATGATTTGAAATTACGAATTATTAAATCATTAAGAAAAGAAAATTTCATCTTTAATTCTAACCCACATGGTGTTCAAGGTTTTCCAGATTCACAAAGACGCCACATGCGTTTAATTTTCAATAGAACACAAGAATTAAACCAGTAAATAAAAATTATATTTTATTCACGGTTTATTTAAAAATTATTAAAGTATTATTAAAACACCGCACGATTTACGTGCTATACGAAAGGATTTATTAAAAAATGGCAAGAAAAACAGGTTTTGAAAAGGCCGTTGTAGCAATGCTGGACGACAATGAGCAAATTCTCACTGGCGATGCAGGGTTATCAGAAAATGGTCTATACACAATTGATGCTCGTTCATCACTTGGTGTTATCAGTGCCAACATTACAGGTTTAGCACCGGCAGTTACTAAGATTTATGGTTCTGACCAAAACGTCGACGTTGTGCAACAAGGTTCAGGTAACGTCCAGTGCACGTTAGCAGCCAATGATATCCCATCAGAAATTTTGTATCGCTTAGCTGGTATGAAGCAAGATGCAACAAGTGGCGCTTATTACCAAGACACGTCAACTAAGCCAGTTAAAGCTGCTTTGTTATTGATGTCACACAACCGTCAAGGTCTTCCAATTTACTTCGCATTGTATAAGGGATCATTTGGCCCTGAAGAAGTTCAGTTGAACACTAACACGGAACAACCACAGTTGAAAACTGACAGTATTGTATTTGCTGCATTGAACCGCTTCTCTGATAAGCGTATCTTTGGAACTTATACAGTTGACCCATCAGGTAAAACGAAGGATGAAGGAACAGTATTCGCTGATGTATTTTCAGGATACAAAGCGAGTAGCGGTCAATAACCCTTCTTTCAAAGTTTCAACTAAAAGTGTTACCGGTAAAGTAGGAGATGTTGTTGATATTGTAATTTCTGATGTTAATTCATCAAACTATTCAACAGCTGTAATGGGACCAGGTAAAAATGGAAACGTCATTCCGTCTGACCCAGCATTTTCTACAGATACAAATACTTGGCATATTAAGCTTGAAAAAGCTGGTACTGATACATTGGATATTGTATTGGTTGATACCAATGGTAAGACTGTCGCAACTCAAACAATTTCATTCACAATTTCAGCTTCTTAATAAGAGGCACAATATGGGGTTTAAACCCCAAGTACATAATTTAAAATACAAGGAGAAACAAAACATGGCTGTTAAAATTGATGCAAGTATCTTAGGAATTAAGCGACCTATTGAAGTTAAAGAATCAGGTCGTAACATGAAGAAAACTCTTAAGTTGCAATTATTGTTGAACAAACAGGATACAGAATCTACATTTGTAGAATTCGCTGAAGCACAACTTAAAACGCAAGAAGCAATGGAAGATTACGTTATTTCTGTATTAAAACTTACGGATGCTCAAGCTGAAAAACTTGAAGATTTAGATTCTGAAGAATTTGGCGGTTTGATTGGTCGTATCTCTGCTGCTATTTTGCACTTTGATATGACTGATAAAGAGGTTGAAGAAGAGGATCAAGGAAAAAAATAACAACTGAAGATTTTCTTGAGGATATTTATTATTTACAAAATCAATTATTGATGAAAGGTGTATCTGTAAAAGATTTTGATGATAGTAATTATTATGAACTTATCGAAGGACTAAATGCTGAGGCACCTGAGGATAGGCAACAAACTCTTGAAGACTTCATGAATTCATTATAAAAAACACATATTGAGAGGAGTCATTAGATGTCAAAAGCAGTCGGTTCTTTATCATTCGAAATGAATGTCGATGATAGCAAGTTTACGCCTAAGCTTAATACCATGAAGCAAGAGGTTCGTAACCTTAGTCAAACAATGAAGGCCAACGCTTCGGCTGCTAAGGAAGCTGGTGACTCCTTAGGGGCTTATGAAGCTAGGATGACTGGCCTACAACAAGTTGTAGAAAAGCAAAAAGCTGTCCAAGAATCATTAGAGCGTTCCCTAAAAGCCACAGGAGCCAGAACTGACCAAAATGCGAATGCTTGGGATAAAGCAAAAACAGAGTTAGACAAGGCTACTGCTACATATAAGAATTTTTCTAGCCAATTAGATTCAGCAACGACCCGTTATGAGAGAGCTGCCACTGGAATAGATGCTTTGAATAAGAGTGTCGAGCAGGACAAGAAACTCATGGACGCTGTTTCTGAGTCTTACAAAAAAAGCAATGACAAAATGGGTGAAGCTAAAGCCAAAGTCGACGCTTTAACAAGTCAACAAGATAAACTTAATCTTGTGCGTGAGAAGGAAAAACTAGTCCTTCAAGACGTTATTGACAAATATGGCAAAGAAAGTGAACAATATGTAAAACAGGCAACTGCTTTACAAAATGCCACAAATAGAGCTGAAGAAAATAGTGCTGCAATCAAAAAGAACACTGATTATATCAACTCTAACAAAGATGCATTGTCAAAAATGCAAGCTCAATCAAAGTTAGTATTAGATACTAATAAAGCTTATGCTGATGCACAAGAAAACCTTGGCAAGAAAAGTCAAGCAAATATAGAACGCCTGTCTGCTTATAAGAATGCAATGGGTGGTTTGTCAAACGAATATAAGTTGCAATTAGATGACTTACAAAGAATGCAACAATCTGGTGGAAGCACTGCCTTACAAATTGACAAGCAAAAATTAGCTGTTGCTGAGGCTGCAAGGGCTTATAGCGACATGCATAAAAATGTCGTTGATACACAAAAAGAAATTAATAGAAGTAATCCTTTTGGAATTACTAAGTTTTCTAGTGCAGCAAATGATGCTTTTAATGCTTCACAAAAAATGTCTAATGGTTTTTCTTCAGCTTTTGCAAATGTTAAAGACAAAGCTATGGGTGCTACTCTTGGTATAGCTGGAGTAGTAGCAGTTGTTGGTCACGGTGTTAAGCAAATGGCAGATTTGCAAGACACTTATTTAAAGACAAACAATATGTTAGTAACTGGTGGAGAAAAACAGGCCGAAGTTACTAAAAATGTTACCCAAATGCAAAAAGATGGACGCGAAATGTCTATCGAATATGGTAAGTCACAGCAAGAAATAGCTGAAGGTTATTTAGACTTAACTAAACGTGGTTATACATCTAAGGCTGCCTTGGGTGCAATGCGCACAGAATTACAAGCTTCTGTTTCAACAGGAGATGATTTCAATTCTGTAGTTTCCGTTTCATCACAAGTACTCGATGCTTATAACTTGCGTGTTGATGATGCAACACAAATGCAAAAGAATACTAAAGAAGTTGTTAATCAACTTTCTTATGCTGCTGATATGACAGCTACTGACTTCCATTCTATGGGTAAAGCCATGGAATATGTTGGTGATACTGCTTCTGCTGCTCAAATACCACTATCTCAAGCATCTACATCAATTGGTATTCTTTCTAATCACGGTCTTGAAGCGGATAAAGCTGGTACAGGTTTACGTAAAGTTATTAACTCGTTAACACAGGCATTGGGGGACCAAATCAGCGCACAGGACAAGAGTGCTGAAGGTCAAGCTAAGCTGAATGAAAAAGTTGAAGAACAGAAGCAAAAAGTTCAAGAGGCTCAAGATGCAGTTAACAAAGCCACAGAAGCGGAAAAAAATAGTACTAAGGGTAAAAAAGGCTTTACTAAGCAGGTTGAGTCTTCGAATAAAGAGTTAAAGAAGCAACAAGAAAATCTTGATAAGCTGGAAGGTAAAGCACAAGCTGCTGCTGGTGCGCAAGATATGCTTA